GATTTGGTACTTGATGTCCTAGAAATGTATGGTGGTGTTGAAGGTATTATTGGTTCAGCATTAGATTCTCTCTATTCTTCAATCACAAGTTTCTTCTCATCATTTAATTTTGCAGAAATTGTGACAGATGAGATGTCAACATTCATCGAATTTATTTCTTTTGGTTTCATCACAAAAGATGATGCCACTAAAGTTCTGGAGCGTATCGGCACTTTTATCAAACCAGTAACCGACCGAATAGGTTCATTTATTGGCGGTATCGCAGAATGGGTAAAAGAAAAACTTATGTCATTTGGTCGTTCACTTGACAAAGGTCTTGTAGTAGAAACAAAAGGAGTCAAAGAAGAAAGAAGAAAAGCACTTGAAGAAGACCCATATGCAAATGCAGTAGAAACTATCAAAGCACTTGATGAAGATATTTCTTTACTCAAAGGTAGAATCGTTTCACTTAAAGAGTATCTTGAAAATAAGAAACAATACGAACAAGAAAAAGCAGAAGGTCGTGCAGTAAGAGAAGCACCTGTTCCACCTCCAGTAAATTTACCAGTGAGGCGTGTTTCCGAAAAGTCTATATTTTCTGCTACACCATTAGCAACAACAATTAAAGGCACTCCTGGTGAGGTGCCTTCTGGACAACCAGTTATTGAATCAGCAGGTAACTTAGGCAATATTACAAAGAAAGCGGATGCTGGTGTAGATATATCTAAATTCAATGGTGAGTTTCAACGCCGTATTGAATTAATGGCTACAGCATTTAAACAAGAAACTGGTAAAATGCTGACGATCACATCTGGTTATCGTTCAAATGAAAAACAAAAAGAATTATACGATGCCGACTTAGCAAAGAACAATGGCAAACCAAGTGGTAAAGTAGCACAACCAATGGCACCTTTAGGTCAAGGTGCTGGCAGTGTTCACATGAAAGGCTTGGGTATTGATATTAACAGTAAAGGACCAGATGGACTCAATACTCTTGCTGGTACTAGAGACAAGCCAACTGGTTGGTTAGAAAAATTCGGACTGATTCGTAATGTCAAAGGTGAGGACTGGCATGTAACTATTGCAGGTGCAGCATCAACACCAGACGATGCGGAAGTACCAGACTCAAAAGGTAATGCAGTTAATGTTGCAACAGGTAAAGTTGTTGAAGGTGCCAATATAGGCAAATCATCAAATGAAATTGCAATCGAACAACGCAATCAATCTAAACCGAAAAATCCTACAGTTGTGAATGCTGGTATAACAAACAACACTACTATCATCAGAGAAGAAAAAATTCTTAATGCGGCATAAAAAAACGCCACCCGAAGGTGGCGCCGCAGTTGATTAAATGGAGGATTAATCTTCTGCTAGAGACTTAAAGTAATCAAGTTCTTCATCTTCAATATCTGGTGAAGAACGGGGTGTGAAGTCTTCAGCCTTAGTCTTTGATACTGGTGCAGTGCCACTTAGACCCAAAACTTTGTCCAGTTTAGCCTTCAGTTCATCATATGACTTGAAGTTTTTAGGATCGAGAAACTCTTTGAGTGAGTATTCCTTTTTCCACAGTGCTTCAAGTTTAGCATCATCACCATCAAGCAAAGGTGATGGACTTTCAAATTCAGACTTGTCGTAGTTGCGATAACCCTCAACTTGACGAATCTTCAGTTTGAAGTTTGCACCTTCCCAGAAATCAAACGGATTAATTGGCTTTTCATCTTCGAACTGAGGATTCATTGCCTCTGTAATCTTATCGAAGATTTTCTTACCAAACTTGTACAGTCTGACTTGACCTTCGTTTTCTGGATTCTTAGGATCAGAAACAACATAGATGTTTGCAATATAAAACAAACGGCGTTTCTGTTTACGTGCGATTTCTTTGTTCGCTTCGATACCAGAGTTCCACAACACAGAATTGTATTCTGATACTGGATCTTTCTGATTCAGAGTGGTCAAAGAGTTTTCAATGTACCAGCCGCCTGGACCTTGAAAACCATGATCAAACAAACGAACCCATGGCAATGCCTCATCACCATCTGCTGATGGTCCTGGTAGAAAACGAATGACTGCCATGCCATTGCCGGCTTTGTCTACTTCTGGCTGCCAAAAGCGTTCATCACCTTTAGAACCTTTGGAGCCTTCTGCGGGGGTATTGATTGATTCAACCGCTTTGGTGAGTTTATCAAACGAATTGCGGTTGCGTTTAAGAGAAGAAAAATCTGACATTTATTACCTCGTATAAGTTAGTATGTTAAACTGTATGTGCATCTTGTCCACATGATCCATTATATACTTTTATATATGTGTCGTCAAGTACAGACTGCACAATATCAATCGTTTTAGCCGTGTCTTTGTGAAGAATACCTATGCCGCCAGCGGTATTAAAATCATCAATGACATCTTGGGTATCATCAATGAGTATAATATCAGATTTGGCATAGTTTGCTTTCAAATGACGACCAGGTACGATATTGGCTAAAAAATCGATGTTATGACTTTTCAACCAAACCTTTTTCTGCCGCTTCACTTCTTCATGATGCATACGGCCACCAGAAGAAGAAAGTATCTCTACAGGAATATCAAGTGAGATAATGTATTTCAATAATTCTTGTCCAGCAGGATACCAATCAAGTGTTTCAAAGTTTTTGCCTTCTACGAACTGATTCCACTTGTCATCGTGTTTTTCACCACGTTCACGTGTACTCAATGCCTTTTCTTTGAAAACTTCCCTGTATCTTTTGTTGAAGTCAGACAATACACCATCCATATCAAGATATATTTTCTGTATTCGCATCGTATTCCTTTTTGAGTATTAGTTTGTATTTTGTTGGTTCGAATGGTATGAACGGTGTATATTTCTTTATTTTTCGACTGACATTAGGATAGTGAATCGTGTCACCGATTTTCTTATCCCATGACGGTAAAAAGTTGAGTATCTTATTCAGTATACAGATTGATTCAAGTGAAATTTCATCATGTAAAAGTTTCTGTAGCAATTCTGGATACTCACCGTCATGTACTATTAATGAATCATTTGGGCTCTCCTGACTCATTAATGATTCAATGTCGTTCGTAAAGGTGTAGGTCAACGATTGAATAATTTTCTGTCGTTTACGATACTCAATGTCTGCATCATTGGTCAGAAGATGACCTATCCAGACATCATGGTTATTAACCAAATTAGCAACAATATAATCACGGCATATGTCAACATTTGTGAATCTCCGGCTAAGTTTATAAAAGTGCCATTTGTCTTTACGATTCTCAAATGCACCGATGCTTGTACTTACTTTACCATTATACTTAAAGTAATCGTAAGAATCTGAATTGAAGTGGAGTTTAAGAGAAGAGTATATACAGAAGGCTTCATATCCTGTCATATCGGTAAACGATTGCCTTTCACTTTCAACATATTCAAACGCTCTGCTTGTTCATGAATTTTTGCTTTCAGATTTGGAGTTATGAGTGAAGCAGCAACCTCAATTTCCAAACCAGTTTCTTTGCAGTGTTCGGTGATGGCCTCAAGATATGTGTAATCTGTATTGGCCACCAATCGCTCAATCTGCAAAGAAAACTTCAGCATTTCATCTTTAGTTGGCATCAGAATTGAACTTTTATTTTGCTGCCTGTGCTGCTAGGCAGAATTGCCGACCAAGATTCAATTTGTGAAGTTGTCAATGGTTGTATTTGTGAAGATGTCAATGGCTGTATATCAGCAGTGGTCAAAGCCTGAATAGGTTGAATTGCACCAAATGGCCATCCATTATTAGGCAAGTGATCCATAGAAAACTTATCTTGCTTTGGTGCGTATCCATCATACTCATTGTAATTCAATGGCGGATCATTTTCAAACTCTTCATCAGTATCATATGGCACGACTTCAATCGTGCCTTCGATTTGATATCCACATCCCTGCAAAAAGTCTCTCATAAAAGAAAGAATGTCATCAACATACAAGGCGTTACAGTTCATCTCCAAATCTCGTTCACCTTCAGCGGAATGAAAGCGAAATGTAAACGAATGTTCATCACTATTGTAACTCATAATATAATCTCCCTTTATTTACGATTAGCAGCGTGTGCAATACAAACAATATCATCACTCTTGGCGTATGAACAGCGTACAGCCAATGGGTCAATGCCTTTTG